ATAATGTAGAGTTTATGTTTTTAATTAACGTGTAATCTATATCATGGTCTTTTTCATTAAATACATACATCATTCCTTTTGGTTGTTCATGGTCTCTAATGGTGTATGTTAGTTTTGTCTTTCTGTCATGAAAGAATGAGTACACTTTTCCTTCATATTTAATTGAACACCAGTATTCACCTTTGAAGTCGTATTTTTTAATGAATTTATCTGTCGCATCTCTAAATCTGTTAAGTACTGCAAAGTCGAAGTATTCACCATCGCTAATCATTTTTCCAAAGTCTGTGTCAATCAACGCTTTTACAATGTATTTATTTAAGTACATATGAACTAACACTTTCTTTTGTTTAAGATATAGAAATTCTCCTTTGAATGGCTTAATTTTGAAATAGATGAAGTAAGGGTTACCAAATCTAACACTATTTCCAAGTAATATAACACGCATATTTTGCCACCTTTGGATACTTTCAATTAAGCCGAATAGTATCTTTACTTCTCCTCGTAGGTAACTTCTTTTGCCGTCTTCGATTATGAATTCATCAAATATAAACCAAGCAGGGTCTATAAATTCGGCGCTCTTGAAATCGCTTGCTTGACTTAACGCAATTCCTTTTCCTGCAAATTCTCCATTAATGTAAAATGATGAACCTTTTATTATGTACTTTATTTCTCCGTACTTCTCTATAAGATACTCGTCTTTTTGTATTTTCTTAAAGAAACCATCTAATGTCTCTTCAAGTTCTGTAACTAAACGTCGAACCCATATAAAAGGTTGGTGTTTTTCAAGGAAAGTATCAACGCATTTAACTTTGAAAGCATATGTTTTGCCGCCACGTCTTAAACCTATAATCATTGCTAATTGAAAGCGATATGATAATACATGTCTACAATCATAGTAAATGCGTTTTTTCTTCCATTCTATGTAACGGCTATACCATTCATCGTAATTGAATTGTTTCTCCATATTTTTCTTTCCTCATTTCATTTATAACGTAGGCTGGAATATATCGAGGGCGGCTACGAATAAGCGATATAAATTTAATGTAGTTAAATATCGGCTTTAAGTACTTCTTCGTGTTAAAAGGCATGCATTTATTTATTATTTTACAATACTTATCGAAATCTTCTTCGTTTGCCAAGTCAATTTCGAAGTATTTTAATACTTCCAAATGAGCCAAATGTCCAACGTTCATTCCGTCTTTGTTTTCGTTTAAGTGCCAGCTAAATAATTCTTCTTTGTTCTTAAAGTTATAAATAAAGTAATCATTTTTACCTTTTACTACGTGTTCTTTATGTTCTAATTTAGGGTCATTAATGAACCAGTCGTAATCGCTGTTCTTATCGTGTATTCCAAATGCTCTACTGCCGACAAGTATTCGACATTTTTTTAATTTTTTCATATCTGGGTTGCATTGAAGTTAAAATATAATAATGTTCCTAAACTACACTCTGCATAAATAGTTAAGCTAACATATTCAATATAGGACGTATCCAACCATTTTATTTGTTTAACTGATATGCCGTTATCGTATATTGTTGTAGTTCTATCAATCGTATTATAAACCACACTAAATAAAGGTCTTGTAGTTAATGTAGCCGAATATAATAGAATATTATGCAGGTCATAAACTTCTAATGTTACATTTTCTTCTGCTGTTTCCTTTTTTTCAATACTCCAAGTTGCAATTAAGTTATTTAGTGAACCTGAATTGTTGGAGTGAATTACATAATTGGTTGTTTCATTATTTAAGGGCTTAATGTCTTGCACTACTAGTGCTCCACACGGTAAAAACAATGTTAGGTTTATACCATGTACTACTGTCCATACCCATTCAGAGAGGTATTTCCTACCTATGTTATTTGCGTTAATTGCCATGATATAGTTGTATCCCTCTGTTAGAAAACTTGTCCAAGCGTAGTAATTTTGAAGTACTGTTTGAGGCTTATCCTCTGTATTGTTAAAAATGCGGTCATAAATCGGTTGTAATTCGGCTGGTATAGTAATATCTTTTCTCATAATAGGTCTCCTTTCTTTTTAATATAAACCTATAAACAAGGGGTTAAGTTCTTTTAGGAACATATCAACCATATCTTTGTAGTGTATAATATATTTATTAATCATTTCCATTTCTGTTTCACTTCTAATCTTTGTTTCTTTACTTCCAGTGCTTTCGCCGTCGGCTTCACTTGCCACTTCTAATTTCGAGTTAGGGTCGTTATCTTCTCCACTAATAGGTACTGTAATTGCATCTGTTTTTTGTGTTCCAGTACTACTCGTTAAATATGTCGATGCGTTTGTGACACCTTTACTTGTTAGATATTCTATTGTTTCGGTATACTGCTTTTTGAATAATGTAGAGTATTTCAAGCAAAGGTATTTCCATTCATATTTGAAATGTCTGTGCCATATCTCGTAAGTCTCAAAGCCTATTTCTCTTAACAAGTACATATCAACAAATCTTTCTTGTAATTTCACGTTTGTAACACCGACATTTTCAAGAGTATAATCGAAATTGAATATCACTTCATTCTGCATTATGTCTTGAATTGTCATTGTATATTGACCACTTCTTGTTAGCATAATATCTCCTTTCCTCTAATATTTAGAGTTATGCTTATCTCTGTATTTGTACTTTTTATATTGCTCGTATTGTTTATAATTCATCTTCTTCTTTTTTCTTATCTTCTCTATTTCCATTTTTCTCTCCTCTTTGCAAGGTTAGGAATTCGTTGACTTCTAATGATACACTCTCAAACCCTACAATGTTTTTTAGTATCTCTATTGCGTGTTCTCTTTCTTCTTTATAACTTGCAAAATTAACTAGGATAATGTCATCATTTTTGTTTATTTCTTCTTCGTTCTGTTGGGCTTTCTTTTCTATGTAGTTAGATTGCAAACCTATCGCTTTTAGAAATCTGTTTTCGTACTTATCGAATAAATCCATTAACTTATCTGCTTTATATTCAATGTCGCTATTGAATACATTAAACACGCTTTTATCGTTGCTTAATTTTGCGTTGTCTAAATAAATTACTGGAACACCGCCCGAGATTTTTTCATAGGCAAGTTTGAATGTCAACATATCGTTTTCTTCTCCCGTAAAAGTAAATGGCACTCTATGTGCAATTAATTGTTGGTCGATAGTTACATCAGTTGCAACCATTTTACTTGCAACATAATCAGCATATGCTTGGGTTGGGGTGTGTGTTTTATTATTATAGATAATAACACCATTATCTATTGTAACGTCATTTACCATTTCTCCGTTAGGGAATACTGCACCCCATTTCTGAGGTATCATTAAGTAGTTATATTTAATTGAACCTCCGACATTACCAACCTTAACAACACCGTCTTTTTTGTCTCTAAATATAGTAACCATTCCTGTTTCATATAGCAGTTGTTCAATTCTATCGTTTAACATCATGTTTGTATACTTATCGTCTACGAGTTTCCATTTGAATATGCTTAACGCTAAATTTCTAAATTCATCTGTAAACATTGAGAAAGCATATACTTGTGCTTGTTCGTATCTGTCTTGCATTTTCTTAAACTTAATATCAACTTCTCTTTTCTCTCTTTTATCCATAATTTCTCCTTTCTATGAATGTGGGGCTAGAGACATTTCCCAGTTTTCTTTTGTGTAGTCTGTAAATAAGAATGTTGTTGTACTACGATAGTGCCATAATGTAACACCTTTTAGAAACATTTGCTCGATTTCAAGTCTTACGTCATTTTCTCCTATTTTTGTGCTGTCTAATTCGATGAACGAACACTTAATGTAATTGAAGTAGTATCTACTTCTTAAATCTGGAATTGTGTACTGATTAGATAGATAGCCTTGTTTGAAAAACATATCCCATATTTTGTTCTGGTAAACGGATTGAATAGTAAATTCAACTTTCCAGTAAAAGTCTCTATCATTAAATGTATCAAGCATTAATTCATTTTGTTTAGATTTTACATCATCTGCCTTATTCTTGTAATCTTCTTGTTTAGATTGTTCTGAAACTATACCTCCAAGACCGTTATATACTTGATTTATTCCTCCACTTGCAAGACCGATAGCAAGTCCAGGCATTCCAGCACTTCCTGCTGCAATTCCGCCTGCAAGTTGTATAACACCTAAACCTGCTTGTATTCCGCCCATTATTTGGGTTGTTTGAATTTGATTTCTGTTGTTCTTCATATAGTTCAAGTAAGCGTCATTAACTATTGTTATTTCGTTGTTATTTTTAGTTCTTTGATAGTTAATAAAACCATTATCCCCCTTATAGTTCATTAATTTAATTTCTTCGCTTAACCAAACGTCCATTGAGTTAGCGTATTTTATTATTAAATCATCTGTAAAATATTCTTCGTAAATGTTCAATGAGTCCATATGCGAATTTAGTATAGTGTAATAATGGTATTCTCTTGTGCGTAGTTTAGGTTCATATAATATAGATTTAGGCGTTCCTATTTTAGCAGTTATAAGTGGGGCGTATACTCTTTTATACTTATATATCGTTCCAAGTGTGATACCGCTAATATTTATAGGAGAACAAATTATCGGAATTGCTATTGTGAAAGTGTCTGTAACTACTACTGGTCTTGACCATAGTCCAACGCCAGTTAAATGTCCGCCACCACTAATGTCATTTACCATTTCATCTCCGTCGTCGTCAACTGCAACTAATTTTAAGTTTGCTGCGCTTGTTTCAAGTCTCTTAAACATAAAAGGTAAATAATTTAACTTCACTATTTTTATACAACTTTCGCTAAAAATAGAATATGTTTCATCAGTTGCAATTCGTAGATAGTTTAATAACTTAAAAGCGTTATATGTTGTTATTTGTGTTGCCTGGGTAAGTTTATATTCTATTGTAGCATTATAATCTACGAGGTCTCCATCAATAGTTTTAACGTCTAAAACTAATATTGTTTCTAAGTGGGTGGGTGTTCTATTTATTGTTGTTCCGCCAGCATATACTGAGTCTGTTGTGTATATAATAGCGTATACTTCAAATTCGCAACTATGGTCTACATCAGTAAAAGTGTACTTTGTGTCTGTTCCAGTTTTAATAAATTCTCCTGTGTCTAAATTCTCTTTCGTTAATGAGTAAATCGGGTGTATGTAACTAATCGGTCTTTCACTTCCTCGTGTCCACCTATCTTCATGCTGTCTTTGTACGAAAGCATCTTTAATAACGTAATTATAATTTCCGTTTTTATCAAACATGTACGTTTGCCATTTGTCAATAGTGAAGTACACGTCTGTTTTATTGTCGCTGTTTCTAATGAATTTGTCGATAAAGCAATAAAATTTTGTTGCCTCTGTCGTTCCCTCGTCAAGACTAATTATAATGTAGTTGTATTTTTTATCTCGAATGTCGGAATAATCAAGAGCAATAGTAACCATATTTGTTCCTTCACGGAAAGATTTGTTTCCCATGTCCTGCAATTCTGCCTCGTTTGTAGGGAAATTCTTTGCCGTAAAGTAGGAAAGCCGTAGACTTTCCGAAATAAAATCTACGGCATGATTTCCATTACTATTCCAATCGACTGTTCCTATGTATACTTTGTTAGTCATATTTAGGCTTCAACTTCGGCAGGACGGAAAACGATTGTATTAGCGAAACCGCTATCGACGAGCGTGCATTCAAAATGATGAGTGTGCAAGACCGTACGAGCGTTTCCGTTAACATCGGTTAGAGTTTCATTCAATGTAGGTAAATAACGAATGGCTTTCTTATCCATAATAATCGTATGGACTGTGCCGTCGTATTCTCCGAAATCTTCAAGGTCTAATTGCTGGATACCGATGTCCAATTCTCCCTTATTGAAAGCACTTGCCAAAGCCTCAACACCTACTTCTGGTAAGATACCCTCTTTGACAAAGATGATGAGGTTAGAGGCTTTTGACGATTTGATAACTTGGGCTTCATTGTATTTTGACGTTGTTTTTGTGATTTTCTCAACCATTTTCTTAATGGCTTTAACATAGGCTTTCGCCGACGTTTCGTCTGTTGGAATAGCGAGTTCTTGCACCATGTTAGCAAAGTTTGGGTTGCCACTGGCGGGAACACCCTCTGACGGCGGTACATACTCGGTTTCGATACGAGCAAGGCGAGTTCCAATTTCTTGTTTTTTCTGCATGTATTTGTAGATGTTTTTGCTGTCGGTAATTCTGCCGAGTAAGCGAGCGAGAAGACCGCTTAAATCTTTTCCACCAAGCATAGCCCTTTTCATTTGAGAGGTACTAACTGGTAATTCGATTTTCTTTGCAAGGTTTCGATAGTGATATTGTTTGAGAATACTTGCTCTGTCTTTCGCAAATGGAGTACTGGCGGGGTCGAAGTCTACAACGGCAAGCATTTCGATAAAATATTCTTCTACGGTCGTTCCGTATGGTAACATTTCTC